AGATCACTACCAGGATTCTCTCTTTCATAAGACTTACGACCCTTCTCATTCAATCCACCTGAAGGGTTCTTACCAGACTTCTTTGTCCAGGCAGCCGCTTCACCAAGAGGTTTTTCTGGGCCTTTGAGACCAGTTTTGTCAACACCAAACTTACTTGGTTTTTTTGGTTTTGTTGCAGAATCTGGAATTGTGTCTCCTACTTGATACTGTTTTCCTTCTGTGTTAGTGGTTGGGGTTGGTTTCTTTTTGGTTTTGATACCTTGTCTGATGGCCTTGATTCTATTCGCAAGACTATCAAGTTCTGTGCTCATTTCTTCATCTTCTTTATCAGCATAACCACCAAGTTTCTTATCTTTGAGTTTATCGTATTCTTCCTCATCGATCATTTGACCTTGTGGTTCAAAGTGAGCCTTTTGTAACTTGGATGGGATAACCTCCTTTGGATCTCCACCCATTCCCTTTACAGCTCTTCTCAAGGAATTGTCTGGATTTCCTTTATCTGTTTTATTTTTTGAATCATACTCTTCAGGTACACAGTTAGGGACCATACGATCACCCTTCTTTTTCATACCTTTTTCAACATAACCTTTCCAACACTTCTCAACTAGAGTGTCATAATACTCATCATTGAACTCATAAGTGAAATCTTCTTTTTTGTTGCCCCAGTTGGCAGCACCAACCTTACGGCACTTAACTAATGCACCAGAAGCATATGCAGAAGGCCAAACGGAGTAGCGTGACTTGACCTTGTTATAGCAAGCGTCTTTAGTACCACTACCCTTACCTTTCTTGTCCTTGGCCTCAGTCATGGCTTCAATATCATAGGTTGTAAGATCAACCTTTGAGTCTGTTGGTTTCATTGGTTCTGGTTTTACGATGTCTTGAATAACTGCAAATGTTTCACCATACGCATCAAGAAGTTCTACTTCTTCTTTCTTTGTTTTTTTCTTTCTATCGGTCTTCACCATGGTTGGCGCAGCAGCACCAGACTTTCTCTGTTGACCAGGATCTTCACGTCTCTTGGCGGCCGCCGCGGCACGTCTTTCTTTCTTGGACATGCTTGCTCTCTTTGCAGAGGAGACACACTTGGGAATACCTTCACCAGGTTTGTCGCTCGCACATGAGTCACCTGTTACAACGTTGACCCAACCCTTCTTGCCGTCCTTTGATTTGGACTTACCAAACCAATCACGAAGACCTTCTTCAGATACAGTTCCTTCAGTGTAAGAAGATGCTGCATCCATATTATGATCGGTGTTAGTAATCTTAGCCTGAACCCATGCAGGAAGATTCTTTTCCTTAGTTCCGATCTTCTTCTTTAACTTTCTGGCATTCTCAATTGTTTTATCCAGTTGGGAGTTGGCCATGGAAACTTCATGGTCTTTCTCTTCAGCCATTTTCTTACGACCTTGACAGTGAGCACGTTGAGAGAATCCTTTTGGATTATCACAATCAATTGATTTTTTATATTTCGCAGTCCAACCTTCCTTTGCGACACGGATTGTTGGTTTGGTTGGGTCTGTTGTTGCAGGATATGCAGTTTGAACTACTGCATTAGGATAGATACCCTCAACCTGTCTTGTAATTTCCTGTCTGGTTGGAAATTTGGCCCCAGGGAAGAACATCTGGAGGATATATGGTTTACCCCTCCACATGAGATGGACAACAACTGTTTGTCCAATTTCATTGTAACGTTCTACTTTTTCTTTGAGAACACCCATCGTATCGGCACGGACCCTTCTTATTATTTAGAAGTTCTCCATCCTAAATACTTGCAGTGTAATATGGTCTTCTTAGATGAAAAGAACATTGATTGCTCTTGGAATGATTTTGATGGCGGCACCCGCACATGCCGATATTTCTCACAAGTTGTCAACCAGTGTTCAACTGACCGTTGATTCCGCAGCCTCTCAAGCAACCCGTATTGGCAGCACATATTCGGTTTCTGGAAGCAACATCACTCCATCAACTGTAGGAGGGCTTGGATCCCTCACATCGGGAACTGCGGTTGGATACACACCGACTGCATATGGTCTCACAACAGACGGTAGTGCCTATACCTTCAGTGAATCATTCATTGAAGGAGACGACGTGCCTTCGGGTACAACCGTGTCAAGTGGTGTCGTTGGGTCCCTTCCTTCATATGGAACTGTCACCACGACTGCCGGAGGCGTGGCTGGGTCTCTCGCTGGTACTGTCAATTCTGCTGGCACGATGTCGTTGACTGCTGGTGGTGCAGGTACATCGGCTACTGGCCAGTTCATCAGTGAAATTACTGTTAAATAAGATATGAAACGGGTACTTGTAATTCTGGCACTGTTGGGTTCTCCCGCATACGCAGTGCCAGTGACACCCAACTTCACTCAGGGTTCAATGACTAGCCACACGGAGACAACCTCTTCGGTGACTGAAACGATCAACTCAATAGATTATTCTACAGGATGGCAATACACAGTAACGGGTACGAACATAAATCACAGTGGATCAACACTGAGCCCATCAGCCAACACAAATTCAGTAACCGTCAATCCGCTAGGAGGCGTCAGTGGATCGGTTACATCTTCAACAAATTCCCTAGATCTCAGCAGCAGAGGGAACTTCACAATTGCAACTCCTGGTCAGGCCTTTCAGTTCACGGAAAGTTATCAAGGGCCTGGGATGACGAATCAAACAATAATTCAACGGACAACAGAAATTCGTTCCGTCACAGATACAACAAGTGTCTTCACACAGTAACTTTGAGCCTTGCTCTCGGTGCCTTCGTGACCCCTGCATCTGCTCTTGCAGAGACGGTAGGGGGAGTATCAGCGACAGCATCACCGATTGCGAACAGTACAGGCTCAGTCACAAATCAAGCCATTCAAGTTCTTCAAGGTCCGTACATAACAAACCAGTACGGGGACGGGATCAGTTGCCAAGGCCCTACCCTGAACGTGACCCCCTTTGTGACGGGTAGTGGTTCTTTCCAAAAACCGTATGAACCGTATTACATGGATCCTGTTTATGATATGCGTGATCTTAATGAAGATGGGTCTCTGGATAATCCTGGCGGAATTCTATATCATGTACCCACCAGAACAGGACAAAAAGACAACTACAACCTCTCCGTTGGTGTCAGTGCCACATGGAGTAAACCACTAGACAAGAAACAACAAGAGTTGTGTAAGAAGGCAGCTGAAAATCACAACGCATTGAGAGAACAAATTCTGGCCAATCGTAGACTTGAGTTTGAACTTACCAGACTTTCAAAATGTGGAGAAATGAAAAAATCTGGTATAAGTTTTCATCCCAAAAGTCCGTATTATGCCGTTTGTGCTGATGTTGTAGTGCAAAATGTGGATGTAATTCCACCACATAGACACACTATTTCCCCTTCAACAGTTTCCTCATCATCATCTTCGCGTGATTCACTTCGCTCTGCTCCTGCCTCCGCTCTCGGAGGGACAGTACGACTTCCTTCTTCCCCCGCATCTTCGACACCTTCTTTACAACCTTCTTCACGGTAGGTTTAACTAACTTCAATACTAAATCAGCCAAAGGTTTTGCAAGAAGTGCAGATGTTGTTGCAATCAATGCAATTGATGCAGTTGTCGTTACCGCAGCAGGTTCTGGGAGATACTTTTGTGTCCAGGGTATCTGAGGTTCTACAGTCGGGGGAGCCTCCTCTTTGGACACAGATACTGTGGATGGTGGGAGCGCCGGCGGTTGTGGTGGGGATACCGATTTTGATTTTTTTTCTGGCGTTTTTGGCCTATCTGCTGGACGGGTGATGGTCATTTGTTCTGGTTCAAAATTCAAAGGTTCATAACTTGGAATTTGACCATCACATTGGATCATCTTTTGATCATCCTCAATCGCATCAGCATGTTCCACACATCCAGGATAAGCCACGATGGGTTTCTGGAGATATGTGGTTACTGGTGGACTAGGAACCAGAACTCTTGGTGTGTTTAAATCAAAAATGGGGTTCGGTTTGATTTCACGGATGTTAATACCACGAACCCCGATATCAGGGATTTCGGGCATTAGAAAGGAATTGCACCACCAGTTGATGTTGGAAGTTCTGGCATTTGATCTTTGATCATTCCAGGAAGGGCTTCCGTTACAGATTTGGTTACCTGTTCAATAGCCTGATCCTTTGCAGAATCAATCAAGGCATCTTTGTTTAGGAGCACATAAGCACTACCACCAATAAGAGCGGCCGATGTTAATCCAGACAGAAGGGCAATAACATTAATCAACTTTTGCATCTTTCTTCTCGATAGTAGAAACTACGGGGGGTTCTTCTTTTTTCTTCTGTTCTTGTTGTTTTGTACCACCGCCAGCCTTAGCAGGAGACAGTCCAAATGCAGCTAAAGATCCAGAGAATACGGAAGCAATGAACGTTGGGTCAAAGTCTAAGATTTTTTGACCATTGGGGAGACGGACATATGAAAAAGTCAAAAGAGATGCTGACCAAATAAGGACAACAACTTTTACAAGATTACCAAGTACCTCACTACGGTCTTCATGATTATCATGTTCTTTTTTCTTTTCTTCAGTCATCTAGTTTTCCTTTTTTGAGTAACTTTTGAAGTTCAGCAGTTGACCCTACAAAAAGTGCGTTGGTAACATTATTAGGACCTTTTTCTTTTGGTTCCTCAATGTCTCTAAGTTTTTTCTGTAGGTCTAATAATTTATCTGTGGCATCAGCCACATTCTTAATTAGTTGGCCAGTAACTTCATAAGCTCTCGCAGAACCAGTTTCTTGTGAGATCTCCATGATCCCATCAATGGCTTCCTGACCTTTTTCGATCAACGAATACAACTGACCTCTTGTGTATTCGTAGTCTCTATCTAAGTCTGGTTTCTCTTCTTTCTGTCTTTTGACTGGCACATCGCTGCCAGCAGGGGTAATCTCACTGCATCCATCATCCGTAATAATTTCAAGTGCTTTCCCGATATCATCAAACGCCATTGTTGTTCCTCAGAATTAAACATCGGTTCCCTGTGAAGGTGAGTATTCTTTAAAGTCTTGATAGAATGATGTCAGTTCATTAAATCCAAAATCATCACCATCAAGAATCAATGCATCGTCCCCAGTCAGAGGCAGATCGGGAGTTCTTGTTCCACTAATAATATCTATAGTAGATCCAATATTGTGATCAGTGACGGTTGTTCCATCAACACCACGATAGACGGTGACATCACTGCCCGAGATGGAGCGTATTTGCATATTTTCAGAACCAATAACAATGTAATCGTCAACTGTAAATCCTGACGCATTTTCCACTGTTAGAACGGTTTCCTCAGCAGCGAAGGCCTTGATCAACTTAGCAGTGTTATCGTTGTCATAATCTTTAGTGGCGCGAGGAGTTGCACGATAACGTACTTCTCTTCTTGCACGTACTCTATCAGTATCTGTGAAATAATCAACTTGTACCTTCTTGATAAGACCATCTGGTGTGTCTGCAATTGCACCAAACATATAGGTCTTAGCCGTAAATGTCATCGTTGTGATCATTGCACGGCGATTATCAAAGTTGCCCTCATAATCATCGGACATATTGATGTTCTCAAGTACAATGGGAACATCTCTCTTCTCACCAATACTATCAACCAAATTGATTGTTACATTCAAAGATGGTTGAAAATATGGAAGAATTTGTTCGATGATCTGAAGCATATCATCATTTGTTTTTGTTGCGATACTCAATTGAAACGCAACATTATAGGGGACAGGCATATAAACCTTTTTTACTCCCCCTGCGTTCGCACCATTTACACTCTTGAAAGTTTGAGTAACGGTGGCCTTTCTGGTAGGATCATAAGTAATACCTGTCATCTCAAATGACAGTCGAGGAAGTGTGATTGCAGGCCTTCCTCTCAAACTTCCCTCTTCAACTTTGGCGAGGAACTTTTGAATTGGTCCATATGCCATAGGCACTTTCATTCTGTTGGCATACTCTCCAGCATCGTTCTTCTGACGAATCTCGATGTTATTGAAGAGAGTGCCAAAACCAATGACGGTTCTTCTCAGAATTTGATGATAAAAGTATGTGCCTACCATGATCTTTTATGATTATCTAGCTATTTAGAATGTGCCAAATGGATTGGTTTCTGTCCAGTCCACAATTCCTTCCACATCAGTTGCAGCATCTTGAATCTCGGTGTTTGATTCATATGAATCAACTCCAATTGTGTCGGTGTCTTCATATGAAACATCTTCAACAAAGTATGCGGCTGTGATGTGTGAAGTGTTTCCTGTAGAAACAGTGGTTGCAGATCCAATAATAATCTCACCCTCTCTAAAATCACCAGCAACACTGTAAATTTTGAGAGTTCTTGTTGTTCTATTCCAATCTTTAACAAGTGCTGTTGCCAGTCCAGATTGACCAGTGATGATTTCATTCAGGAAGAAGTTTCCACTATTAACTGCACTTGATGGTTCTGATAATGTGATTGTGGGCAATGTTGTGTAACCAGCACCAATATTTGTAATAGAAGTACCAGTAATAATACCAACACTATTAATGAAGGCCGTAGCAGTAGCAGTTGTTATTCCACCCGTCAGTGTTACTGCTGGA